GCCTGACTTTCTTTAACTAGAAAGATTGCCAGAGCAGGAGAAACTACATATAAATGGTTTATCAAGGCCTTACTTAATCGTAAGGACTTAATAGATCTACTATCTGCTTGTTTCTTCTTCTCAAGGACTCAAGTCAGACGGCTTAATGACGTGAAAGCAAGCTTTAAAGCTTCACCTTCAGTCATCTTTGTGTCTAACTTATAAGTACATTCTTGTAATATTTCGCTCATAGAGCTAAGTATACAATTTGTACTAGGAAACTGTCCAATACTACTAAAGGAATAGAATCTTCTATACCTGTTGTAAGTATTAATAGTCTCCTCAAGTCCCAAAAATCAACCTTGGGTAAGTCTGTAATCAATAATCTGTTTTAAAACAGAATTAAAGATTTCAGACTCCTTAGGATCTAGCGAATCTATAGCCGTAACCGTAAGGTTAGGTGATAGATCCAGTCCTAAGTTCAACCCAAAACAACTAACCAAGTCTCAATAGTTACTTTTAATACGATTAATTCATCCAGAATTAATTACATTATCAGAACTAAAGAGACTCTTTAGTTGATCTCGGAGGATCGCAAAATCTTCTACTTCGATTAAAGTGTTATTCAAAATAACATCTTTAAAAGAACGTGGGCTTCCAATCATTTCAAGAATAGATTTAGGTCCAATTGGACTAACATCTATTCCATGATGATAGAAACGTTTTGCAAATTCACAAGATCCTGAAGCACTTACTAATGATTTAGATAGATTAATTTCTACTCCTAAATCCTTCATAAGAACTAGATAAGCACTGGCGACTACTTTATCCCCAATGACGATATCGTCACCGAGGACAGCGTAATTCTCGAATCATTTATTGATTCCAGATCTACGTGCAGCCACCTGTACTATCAAGTGGTGAGTAATAGCGAGCATAGGCCATGACGATAGACAACCCATTGGTTGACCGATAGCATATCTATAGGATCCATTCTCAGAAATGAATTTCTGATCTTTGGACTCCAAGATATAATCTCTGTCAATCAATAAAGACTTCCAAAGAGAACCAACTTCTTCATTATCAAATAATGATGAAATGATTCTTGATTGTAAGTCAATTGGTAATCTATCAGTAGCTGCGGACAAATCAAAACTATACAACTCTTGTATACCTTTATCAATTAAAACCTTAACAGGTTTATGTTGATCATAGGTTCCATCTTGAGGTATTGAAGATAAAATCTTTAATATCCCATCGTGGAGAGTTGCAAGTAATGATTGTGTCCAAGCATCTACCATAGCAAATACTCTAACTTTACCCGCCGCTTCTTGTTTTAAGCAGAGTTTTCCCAATTTCAGTGAATCCTGAGATGACTTTATCGCAGAGTTGATTTCTGGAGTACTTAAAAGGTCAACGACCTTTAAGTCCTTAGAGTCAATGTGCTTTATATCATCTCTTAACTTCTCCCAAATATCTTTATGGTTTGTTAACAAAGCAAACCGTTTAAATATTTCCAACAATGTAGGGTTATTCCGTCATGCAAAAGCATCGATCGCATAACCAAACAGTTGGTTGGAAGAATTAGGACCCGCTGAGGTAAGAAGTCGTAAACTACGACCTACCGTGAACGGCCCAGTGGCCACCTTAAAGTATTTATCTTGTAAATATGAATTTACAAAATTATTGACTTTAAGCAAAGGCAATACTAAATCTAGCTCTGGAAGGTCCTTAATGACCCCAGAGTGAGGACTTGTAATAGTCCCTAGTTTTAGTTTTGGGTACGCAGGTATGACTCTATAAACAGATAGTATAGTAAAGACTACTCTTATTATTTTCGGTTCTCCAGCCTCAATTAAGAGGCGTAGAGCTCCCGGGATAATAAGAGGAAGTCCTCTCCGGCTGGCAACCCGAGGTTCAGAAGAACTTTGGGTCACCTCACCACCTAGGCTCTTAGACATAAGTCTATGAGCTTCTTTGCAGTATTGTACTGTAAAGGTCTTCCCATTAGTTGTTAATAGAAGAAAAATTCTTTTTGACAACTCAATGAGATAACGGTGATGACTGGTATTTCATAATTGGAAAAGTCAGACTGAGACTTTAGATAACATTCAAAACTTCTTTAAAGAAAATTTTGTATGCTGTCTAGGGTCCCATTGGCGAGATAATCCTTTCTTTTGTGCAGTTAAATTGTGATTTTTCATAGTTTAATTGTATAATTGTCTGGATTATTTGCTCTCCTACTGACTCGATAATTTAGTTACAAGTGTTATCTTTGAAAATCTTTTACAATCAAATGTAAAACAAGGTAATCAAAGAGTTCGACTAACTACACCCAGACATAATAAGTTTCCTTATTACGAAAGTAAAAGTGATGCTTGTTAATCTTACCCTTGATTAGAGTTATACTCTGATCTGGTCAAAGACGTGTTGCTTTCCAAAGGCGACACGGTCATGTTTGTAAGTTAGTTATGAAGTAAGTAAAAGGCTTTCAGCGACCTTAAGAATAATCCCTTTGGTTCTACATATTATTTAGTAGACCGAATGGTACTTAAGGCTTGTGAGTAATCAAACTTTCGTTTAGAAGCACACACTGTGGGCGATAAGCGATCCTGGGCAAATGCCCGGTTCAATCCTG